TTATCGGGTTATTAGGGCTTTATATCTTCGATATTATATATAGATTGTAAGGGTTTAGCTTAGCCTTAGCGTATGCGCGTGCATGTGCGTGTAGTCGTGTGTTATAGGTACTGAATCAAAGCAAGCAAAGAAAGGTATGCGAAGCATAGACAGATAGCGCCCACGCGCACGCGGCTAAGGCTTAACGTGCACGCGCACGCGCTTATAGTAGCTTTATGCCATGCACGCTATTAGCGCACGCACGCGCTGGCGCATACTAGCCCTAGCTGATCTTCGGCTTTCCATACGCGCACGCGTAGCCCATTAGACGCGCACGCTACGCGCACGTATGCGCCTGCCAAAGAGGCTTGGGGGGGTAAGAGGGTCGGGAGAAATTGGAGGTGCCCCCTCGCTAAAGTATAACATTTTCTGACTCGCTATACTCTAGCTTGGTGGGTAGGCTTATGGTCGCTCTTCCCAGTGGAGCTTGATAACGCCAACTGAGAGTGCGATGTCATAACCTACTCCTCAGCCCACTCTCGTAGGCTCTGCTTGTCAATGTTGCACTTAGCTAGTGCGTCAGACCATGCTACTATCCCCTTGGCTAAGTCGCCATTGGTTCGGTAGGTAAGGTTAGGGGCTGGGCAATCCCGCAATAACTCAGGGCTTGGTAGCTCCCTCACCAATTGCAGGTTTGTGCAGGCTGGCAGGGCCAGAATCAGAGGCACCAGAACGGCCCACAATCGCTTCCTGAACATCGGTTGGTACATCGGTGTCACTCCAAGTTTTATTTCGTTGTAGGGCCTCTGAGAGGGCTTCCTGAGCCTGAGCCAATTTCCGGGCCTGTGCTGCGTTTGCAGCCTCTCGGGCTACGAGTGCCTTCCGATCCCGGCGAACACGCTCAGCGGCCTGATTAAGGGCCTTGCTGAGGGCCTCCTGCTTCACTTCCAGTGCGGCGACCTGACCGGCCTGCCGTTTGACGGTGTAGCCAAGACCTGCCGCGAGTAGCACCAAGGCAAGGATGATCCCTGCGAGTATCTTAGTCATAGGGTTAGACCATGTTTAGCAGCCTTCTTAGCAAATGCCTTGAAGAGTCTGCCGTGTGTTAGCGGTACGCCCAGCTTATGTTGATGCTGATGCACCATTTCATGAGCGAGGGTATCGAGTATCGCCTGCCTTGTACGGCAGCGGGTGTCTATGTGTATCCTCGGCTCGTACTGATCTGGGTAGTATAACCCACAGACCTCACCGGGGCTCTCACCATAGGTAATGTTGATGCGCCCTAACTTGCCACGGAAAAGCAGATAGTTAAGGCGGCTGTGCCAGTAGCGGAGCAGGGGTAAGCTGAGTGCAAGGGGCTTATGCCCATGCTTAGCTAGATGCTCCGGTAAAGGTAAATGTCGTTGAGCCATAGCCAGTACACCCCGTTTCAAAGTTAGCACGCTCGTCTGCCCTACGAGTAACAAGACCCTTGAGTACACGGCCACCAGCCTTGATCCACCGGGAGAACTGAGCGCCAGCGCCCATACAGTCGCCAGCATTGAGCTTACGCAGTAGCGTGCTCTTTGCGAATGCCCCTGAGCCTACGTTAAATACGAAGCTGACGAGGGAATCATACTGCTCTTGTGTGATAGGTACTGTAACGTTACGCTTGACCGCGGCCTCGGCGTATGCGGTATCTTCCTTGAGCAGTCTCTCGCATTGAGCAAGAGTCTTACGTTGACCCAGCTTGGCTGTCTTGGTGTGTCCCGCACACACCGTAACCACACCAACTGGATCAACATAAGCTGCTAGGATGTTACCCTCATGGTTGAGCAGGGTCGTTATGCCCAATGCACTGAAACTCAGTACAGCGGCGGCTACCTTCTTCTTGAGGGGCGTCATACTTACTCCCTGCGCTTACGGCGTAGGCACCACGTCATCCACGAAGCCAGCAACGGCAGTGGAGCAGGCATCAAAGAAGTCCTTGAGTGCGTTGGCCGTGGAGGTCTTACCGCCAGAGAGGCCAGCGGTGATTTCGACAGCAGAGATAGCCTTGGCGGCTTCGATGCGAACCCGGATGCCATTAGACAACAGGCCGGGAGAGGGGAGAGTTTCAACACGCATAGCGTTTCCTTAGTTTGGCGGCAGTTACCTGCGGCGCTTGAGCATACTGGCCCTGCGGGGTGCAGAGTCTAAGTAGCGTCCATACCCTAACGGGTCTGATATAGCCTCGGCGTGAGCCTTAGCTGCCATTGCCGCTAGTTTCTTCGTCTGATCCAGCGCAAGCTCTTCTGTGAAGTGCCTGACCAAACCCTCTACAGCGTCAACCCTATCGTCATGCAACAAAGCGTTGCGAACGAGGGTCATCTTAGCGAACTGATAGAAGAAACTGTACGACAGTCGTTGCGCGGGTGCATACACGGAGCTTGTTTCCAAGTCCTCGCGGATACAGTCCTCTGTAACGATGAGTGATCCTCGGCCTACCACAGGCTCAAGGGTGTTGATGATACGGGCTTCCTTCTGACCATGAACTAGGTCATCCAGTAGGCCGCACGTTGGGATTACTTTACGCAAGATGGGAGTGAACACAGCACGGAATGCACCGAAGCCCATGTTCTTCTCAATCTTGACAACCATTGCCCCTGCGCCGTACTCGGCCCAAGGTTTTAGCTTCTCGGCCAATAGCTTTAACTTGTCTTCCTCATAGCCGCCACGGATACCGCCGACTGAAAGCAAGACCACGTTGCCATTTAAGAAGCCTCCGATAGCGTAAGCTGTTTCGTCAGCATTAGCACCACCGCCAGCGGGGTCGATATAAGCGACTACCTGCTGGAGCTTTGCTACTTCCTTACTGAGGTCGTGGGGCTGACTGACCTTAAACCCGAACTCATGGGCATGATAGTCCTTGAGTTTGTCATAGGTCATCCCCCGCACGACAGCGAGTGGGAAATTAGCGCCCGAGTTATTAAGGACGACCATGCGCTCTGTCTTCAATGGAAATTTGAGAGAGTCCATCAGCGCAGTGTTGAGCATGTGCTGCAACTGGAAGTAAGCAACCCCTTGGTCGCGCTCCTTCTTCTGCAAGCCATCCTCGTCCAGACCCGGCATGTTAGGATCAATGGGCGCACCCTGATCCAAGAGCAAGCCGCCACCCTGCATCAATGATGGGTCTGCCGCCATGCGATTAACCAAGATTGGCGCCAGTGACGCGCCGTAGTGGGCACGTTGCTCTTCGGTTGGGTAGCGACCCGGCCAGATGCGCACCTGTACGCCACGGCCCGGAAGACTGTTGTAGATTGACTCCATTGTTTGTGGAGTCCCTAGCCAAATGATACGCCCGTTCTGGTTGATCGAGGTAAAGTCTTTGGTCAGGTGCAGCAACTTAGCCCGTTGAGTGGGAGTTGCCGAATTCTTAGACGATTCAATATCGTCAGGGATAAGCAAGTCAGCACGCCTGCCCTGCAAGTTGGCATCAATACCAACGCAGTCCACGGATGCAGACTTGTCGATGCCCTTCAAGCTGTGGTGAATATCGAAGCCCTCAACGGACGTTCTATCACCAGCGGCCTTGTCAGGACGCATGCACTCAAGGACATCCATGTTCAGGATGATACGAACGATCAGCGTACTGATGTCCGATGCTTGCTTACCGCCAGCCGAGATAATCAGCACGCGGCCTGCTGGATTGTGCAGCAGATACCACACAGCGAAGGCCGCTGCAATGGTCGTCTTGGCCTGAGAGCGCTGAGCCTGCACCATAAGGTACTGTGGCCCATACGCAATATAGCCAGCAATGTCGATCTGAATCTCAGTTGTGCTGAAACCCAGCTCGTCCATCACGTCAATCAGGAATGGGACGAAGGTAGAGTAGTGCGCCTGCACCAACGCTAACCTGTCCCACCTAGCTGAGGCATGGTCTAGGGTTTCCCGCGCTCTCATTGCAGCGTCGAGCCCATAGACGTAGCGTACAGTTCAGCAGCCTCATCAAGCGAGGCTTGGCTGACAGACGCACGGTTCTTGCGACGAGCGGCGAGAGCCTTACCAAGGTTGGCAAGCTCTGCATTCTCCGAGGGGTCGCATGAAATATTGTTGTTCTTCAAGAAGGCAACGGCAGCGCTAATCATAGACGCTGACCGTACCACACGTGAACCATTGTCATCAGTGACAAGGACTCCTTTGACCTCGGAGGTAAGGGCGATGGCTAGCTCCTTATGCAGAGCGCCAAGGGCTTCTTCAGTTGCGGCCATTTTTATCCTTTCGAGGACGATACCACTTGTCACGCAAGAGGAAGAAGATTTGCAAGACGGTGTAGCTGAGTGTGGTAAACAGTACCCAGTCAGCGAGGCCCACCCCGAATAGAGTTAGCCCACCTACCGTAATAGTTGGGGAGGCTTTGATAGCCTCTGTAAATACGTCGGAGTGTTGTGTCATGACTAAGCTCTAGATATGGCCCCCAGAGGGGTCGAATGGATCGAGTAGTGGCCTAAACCAGCCGACTACTTTCTTACGCCACCCGCCGGTGGCCTTGTTGTGCCGCTTGAGGCGTGCTGTAACCGTGACTTCCTGAGGTAACTCAAGTAGCACGAGTGTCATTACACACCAGTTGACCAGTGCGTCCACCAGCAAGCCAAGAATCAGCACGGGTGTACCAAGGATCAAAGCCTTGCGATGAAGCAAGCCTGCATCCTTAACCCGCTTGAGGTTCATTACCGCGAGGAACAAAACCCAGAGCAGGTAGAAGGAAGCCAGCGAGAGGCCGATGTAAACGGCGATGGCACTCACAGCGCCGCCCCTGCGGTAAACAGCATGTCCACCGCCGCGCTGTCCAGCCCGAGGTTTGCCGCCAGTGTGCTGATCAGCGCATTGTCGCGGCGCACCTCTTGGGCATATTCCCATTCGATCTGGGCAG